CTACAACTATAACAACAAGTTTCGCAACAGTTGTGTTTGATGTTGAAACAGGCGATCCAGATGGTCTACATAACACGTCAACAGGTGTATATACAGCGCCACAAGATAATTTAGAAACAACAGCAGCTTGTTCATTTTTTATAGATAACTCTAGTAGTAGTGCACGCACATTAGAAATTAAAATACAACATAACAGCACATCGCCTAACCAAGTTGCAAGTCCAATTATACATACAGAGGTTATAGCAGGTAATGCAAACAATCATCAAGTTTTCGCATTTGAAAACATAATGATAAACAATAGTGAAACAATAGAGATACAGGTTAAAGGTAGTGCATCAGGTTTGACAATAGAAGATGCATTTACTGTGGGTAATACAACTCAAAGGTCGAGATACTATTTTTACACTAATAATTTAAGCGGCGCACAAAATATATTTCAAAGAAATAGAAGAAATATCAAATTGGCAGATATTATCAGAGATTTAACAAAAATGTTTAACTTAATTATTGAACCTGATACGCTAATTGATAAACAATTAAACATAAGTCCTTTTAATGATTATGTAGCAAGCGGTGTTGAACATAATTGGACTGATAAGGTAGATAGGTCAGAAATTAAACAAACAATGTTTGATTTACCAAGTAGAATACTATTTTCTATGGCAGAAGATGGTGATGATTTTTACCACGAGGTATACAAACAAAGTGTAGGAAAAGAGTATGGATCGCAAGAGGTTTTGTTAGATGTTGACGCAGAAAATACAGAAGAGATTAGGTTAGATGTTTTTGCTGCAAGTGCGATATTAGAAATGCACCCAAGTTACGCACCTTTGAGTGTTGTAACATCTAGCAGCGATGGTATAGTGTTTGAAAGATTTGACAACGTACCTAGATTAGTGTTTAAGAACTTTAGAACACACAACGCACCTAATGCTATTTTTGACAGCTTTGCGAGTTTATATCAAGGTGTGGTTGGTGCACAAGTTACGCTATATGGCAACGCACATCATTACGAAGATGATACAGACCAATTGGCAATAGTTGATAGTACGCTAACATTTGGAAATGTAGGCAATATATTTACGCCTACAAATACTGTTCCTTTACAAACTTTGTATAACAAATATTGGAAAAGTTACATAGAAGAAAGGTATCTAAATTTAACACATTTAGTAACTGTTAGAATAAATTTAAAATCAAGAGATATCAATGAATTTTCGTTTGCAGATACAGTTAGAATTGACAATCAAATATACAGAGTTAACTCTATCGACTATACAACAGGTGGAGAGAAATTAGCCAAAGTTGAATTATATAGAATATACTAATGCCAAGATTTAAAGAAACAAATACTGATGTAACTATTTTAGATGTTAAGGAAATAGATCCTAACACAGGAGTAGTTACATTTAATAATGGAACTGACAGCGGTGTTAGTGGTACAAAACTAGATTGTGATGCTTTTGGTTATGACTTTGTAAACAATCAATGTGTAGCACCAGGATATGAAGCTACTAAAAAACACAAGGCAACACAAGTTATAGTAGGTGGTGGTAATTTTGCAAAAGGTAATAACATAAATATTCAAGGTTCAAAAAATATAGTGAATGCGAGTAATGTTAGAGTTGTAGGCACAGGTCATATAGTTAGTGAAGATTACACACACATTATTGGCAATAGTGGTAGTGCTATAAGATACGGTGAGTTTGTACACGCTGAAACACCACACGAGCAGACAGTATCGATTGGCAACCCTGCAAGAGCACAAAGAAGTGTTTTAATTTATCAAGGCCGCACAACTGATAACACTGAAACAGAAATATTTTTAGGCGGTATAGATGGTAAACGATTCATTGTAGATGAGAATAAAGAATGTGTTATATGTTTTGAAAGCAGAGTAGTAGCAAAAAGAGTAGACAGTAGCAGCACAGCAGCTATGGGCAAATTCCAACACGGAACATTTAGAGTAACAGGCGGTGTGCTAGATCTATTAGGATTAAGCAACAAAACTAATCACAATAATGGTATTAGTGGTTGGACTAATGACTTTGTAGCAGTAAGCGATACGCCTGATTACATAAAAGCAACTGTAACAGGACAAAGTTCGTGTACAATAGATTGGACTATTATAGTATATGTTAATGAAATAAGAACAAGTTTAAGATGATGAAAGAGTTAAGATTTGTAGGTGCTAGTTTAGTAACAAGTATGGTAGTAATGAAATCAATTTTACCATTGTTATCAAACACAAAAATTAGAACAAAGAACAACGACATAATCAGAGGTAAATGGCACAAGAAGAAGTAATACTAAAACTAACCACCGAAATAGGCGACCTTAAAAAAGAACTTGAAACAGTTAAGAAAGGTGTCGAGGGTATAGGCGAAAGTGCTAAAAAAACAGAAAAAAGCACAGGTGCATTAAGAAAAGGCATTAGCGGTATTGGATTAGCACTGAAAGCTGCAGGGATCGGCATAGCACTCAAAGCATTTCAGTTTTTAACAGAAGCACTACAACGAAATCAAAAGATAGCAGACGCGTTGTCTATTGCGTTTGAAACAGTGTCTATTGTATTTAACGAAGTGTCAAACGTACTTGTAGGTGTTTATGAAAATGTAAGCAAATCAACAGAAAACTTTGACGCACTCGGTAAAGTATTAGGCGGTATTTTAACATTAGTTATCACACCTTTCAAACTACAATTCTTTGCAATTAAACTAGGCATACAACAAGCAATGTTGGCTTGGGAAGATAGTTTTTTTGGTGGTGGTGACGAGGGAAAAATAGCAGAGTTAAGAGCCGATATACAAGAAACGAAAAATGATTTAACAGATGTCGCAGTAGCAGCAGTTGATGCAGGTAAGGATATTGTAACAAACTTTGTAGAAGCTGCAACAGAGATAGGCGACATTGGTAGTCAAGTTATTGATGGTGTTAAAGAAATAAGTATTACAGCAGCAATAGAAACCGCTAAAACACAAAAGCAGTTACAAAATCAGACTTTAATGGCACAATCGCAAATTAAAGGATTGATTGAAGAGAACGATCGTCTTGCGGAAACACAAAGACAAATACGAGATAACGAAAATGCATCGTTTGAAGAAAGGATAGCAGCTAACAACAAGCTAGAAGAAATACTACTCAAACAAAAAGAGGATATGTTAGCTCTAGCAGATATAGCAATAGCATCAGCACAAGCAGATTTAGATGCGTTAGACAACATTGAAAATAGAGTAGCACTACAAGACGCTATAAATGAGAGAAAAGGAATAGAAGCACAGATAACAGGTTTCTTGTCAGAGCAAATGACAAACGCTGTTTCGTTAGAAAATGAAAGGTTAGAGGTTGCTAATCAAGTCAACGCAGAAATGATGACCGAAAGGCAAAGAGAGATTGAAGATGTAAGATTACACTATAACGAACAAATTAAATTAGCAAAGAAAGCAGGGTTAGATACACAAAAGTTAGAACAACAAAAGGCGGATGCTATAATGAAAATTCGTTCTGCACAATTGATGGCAGATATGGATTTGACTGCGGCTACTTTAGGAGGTATAGCAAGTGCATTTGGCGAACATACAGCAGCATATAAAGCAATAAAAACTGTAGAGACGACTATTAGTACGTTTACATCTGCACAGAAAGCATTTGAGAGTGCGGCGGCAATACCTATTGTAGGTGCATTTTTAGCACCGATAGCAGCAGCGAGTGCAGTAGCAGTAGGTTTACAAAATATAGCTAAAATAAACTCAACACAAGTACCTGAAATGGCTAGTGGTGGTATGGTTGGTGGTTTTGGATCAGGTACAAGCGACAGCATTAACGCAAGATTAAGCAGAGGTGAAAGCGTAATAAACGCAAGAAGTACAAGAATGTTTAGACCTCTGTTATCGTCTATAAATGAAGCAGGTGGCGGTAGAGGTTTTGATAGTGGTTTAGAGGATAACGCAGGTGGTATCACAACAGGTGTAGTAAAAGCGTTTGTAGTTACAGATGATATAACAAACTCACAAGATAAATTAACAAAAATAAGAAGAAAAGCAACAATCTAATGGAAAAGAAAGCTACAAAAATAGTAGAGTTGGTAATTGATAACGAGAACGAAGAGTTAGCAATAGATGCAATCTCGTTAGTTACTGAACCTGCGATAGAACAAGACTTTGTTTATTTCAACAAAGCAAAAAATAATCTAACACTAGCAAAGGTAAACGAAGAGCAAAGATTATTGGTTAGTCCTGCTCTTATACCAAACAAGCAGATATTTAGATACGATCCTGACACAGACCAAGAGTACTATGTGTATTTTACTCAACAGACAGTTAAAAAAGCGTCAGAGATGTATTTAAAGCATAATAACAACAATTCTGCTACAATACAGCACGAAGCTAAAATAACAGGAGTACATACTGTTGAGAGTTGGATTATACAAGATACTGAAATGGACAAATCTAACCTGTATGGTTTTAGTTTACCGAAAGGTACTTGGATGGTTTCAATGAGAATTGAAAATAATCAAATTTGGGAGCAGATAAAAGAGGGAACACTTAAAGGATTAAGCATTGAGGGTTATTTTGTAGACAAAGTAGAAACATTAGCACGTGTTGGTACGATGGTAACAGAGGGAAAAGATGGTGAAATAGATTTACCTTTATACGATAGCGTAGAAGAAGCATTGGCAGTAGCTAAAGAAATGGGTTGTAGCGGTGTGCACGAACATTCTTTGGATGGTGAGACTGTGTATATGCCTTGTGCTGACCACGATATTATTTCTGCTCTAGCTGACATCTTAAAAAAAAAACGCAAGAAGAAGAAAAAGAAGTACTAGAGAGTTACAGCGACTATCCTAAAGGTGCTACAAACAACGCAAAACGCGCTATAAAATGGAAAGAGGAAAATGGTAGCAGTTGTGGAACACGAGTTGGTTGGACACGAGCTAGACAATTAGCAGACAGGAAACCTATTTCAAGAGATACAATAGCACGAATGGCAAGTTTCAAAAGACATCAGCAACATAAAGACGTACCGTATTCGGAGGGTTGTGGTGGTTTAATGTGGGATGCTTGGGGTGGATCAAGTGGAATCAATTGGGCGATTAGCAAATTGAAAAAAATTGATGGCGAATAAGTAACAAAAACTAACTTATTATATTTACTATAAACACACCTTAATCTTATTGAGATGAGCAAACAATATTTTGAAAAATTAAATAACAATAGGTTTAATTCTATTAAGAAATTAGAATTATCTGTAATAGGTGACGCTAATATGCTTCTCACAGAAACAGAAGAATTCAAAGCTATGGCAGATGGTGTCTTTGATAATTACACAAAGCAATTACTAGGTTTAAGTAATGTAATCGGTAATGTAGGTAGAGCTATTAGTGGTTTAGAAACAATGATGGAAAATGCTAGTAAATTTTTGGATGAGACAAGAACTGAAGGTCAATCGATATTAGATATGATAGACGGTGGAACAAAATTGCAGAAAGATATAGAAAAAACACTAGATAGAATAGAAAAATCTGCAGAAGAATTAGGTGTAAAAGTAGACAATATAGATGTGTACAAAAAACTCGTTAGCCAAGACAATGTAATAGAGGGTTTTATTGACAATATGTCGAAAAGATTAGATGACGGTAGAGAGTCAATTGATGTCTTAATTGACTATAGCAGAAGATTAAACAAAATATCAAACATAGAATAATCAATTTAACAATTATTAAAATAACTATGGACTTAAAAACTAGAATTAGAGTTGCCCTAGGTATTGAGGAAGAAAATACTCAACTAGCATACGAGGGCAAGTTAGCAGACGGAACAATAATCGTTTCAGAAGCAGACGCACTTGCAGAGGGTGTCGCAGTTAGCGTTCTCGTTGAGGACGGAACACAAATACCTTTACCTGTTGGCGAATACGCAACAGAAGATGGTGTTGAATTTGTTGTCGAAGAAGAGGGCGTAATCGCATCTATGAAAGAAGAAGCAGAGGAAGAGGATGACGATATGGGCGGACACGAAGATGACGAAATGTATAAAGACAAAGAGGAAATGTCTGACGAGCACGCAGAACTATTTAACGAAATAGGATCTGTTGTGAAAGAACTTTTAGAAGAAGTTAAAAACGACATTTCACGTCTTACTGCAGAACTAGACGAACTTCGTGGAGAGAATTTAGCAAAAGACGAAAACATTGCTGAATTACAAGAAGAGAATACAGAACTATCTAAACAAGTAAAAGAGTTAGGAAGCGAAGCTGCTGACAGCCCTGTTGCTATGAAGAAGTTTAACAAAAATAAATCTGTTGGTTTATCTAAAGCAGAATACAACAGATTATCAAGAAAAGAAAAATTTTATTACAACTTAAATAATTAAAAGAAATGGGATTATCGATTACTTCAAACTATAGTGGAGAACACGCAGGACAGTATATTGCTGCAGCACTTCGCTCTGCTGATAGTTTAAACTACTTGACAGTTTTAGAGAACATCAAGTTTAAAAGAAACATTACAAAGGTAGCTACATCAGGATTGATTACTGATGCTACTTGTGATTTTACAGACGCAGGAACACTTACTTTAACAGAACGTGTTCTTAACCCAAAAGAATTACAAATTAACGTTGACCTTTGTAAAAAAGACCTACTTGCAGATTGGCAAGCAGCTCAAATGAGAGCAGGAGCACACAACAACGGAATGTCTAACGACTTTACTGCATTTGTTATGTCTCACTTATCTGACACAATTGCTGACCACGTAGAAGCAAACATTTGGAATGGAAACAATACAGCAGCAGGTGAGTTTGTTGGTTTTATGCACCCAACTGACGGTACATTTGCAGGTGATGGTACACTAGTAAATGTAGATGCTGATGGTGGTGCTGCAACTGCATTTATCGCAGGAACAGGTACAGGTTCTATCATTACTAACTTACAAACGTTAGCAGCAGCTATTCCAAGTGCAGTATACACAAAAGATGATTTGTTCATTTACATGAATACTAAAACTTACAGATTGTATATACAAGCAATTTCTGCTTTAGGTTACTTAAATGCATACTCAATGCAAGACGGTTACTTACCAATGTTTGAAGGTTTAAAAATTGCTGTATGTCCGGGTATGCCTGACAACCACATGTGTGCTGCACAGCAGTCTAACTTGTTCTTCGGAACTGACTTGGTTTCTGATCACACTACAATAAAAATGTTAGACATGTCCGAGCTTGATGGAAGCGATAATATTCGTGTAGTTGCAAGATTCACAGCAGGTGTTCAACACGCACAAGGATCTGACATTGTACAAATTGACTAATTAAATAACAGCTAATGTAGAGGGGGTAAAACCTCTCTACAAAAGCACCTAAATTCTATATAATATGGCATGCGAATTAACTAAAGGTAGAGGTCTAGATTGTAGAGACATTATGGGTGGTGTAAAAGCTGTCTATTTTGTTCAACACGCAGACGCTTCTATTGTATCATCAGCAGGTGCAGTAAGTGATGTAGATTTAACAACTAATTTATTTAAATACGATCTACCAAGAGGTACAGCTAGTTTTACTGAAACTATCCAACCATCACAAGAAAATGGTACAGTATTTTATGAGCCAAGTGTTAACATAAAATTACATAAACTAACTGTAGCAGATAGAAACGAAATCAGATTACTAGCACAAAATAGATTGTTAGTATTTGTAGAAACACAAGCTGTAAACACATCAGGTAAAACCCTGATTTGGTGTTTAGGTTTAGAAAATGGTTTAGAATTATCTGCAGGAACTTCACAAAGTGGTGCGGCCTTTGCTGATATGAATGGTTACGACTTAACATTTACAGGAGCTGAAAGTGCACCTTGTTTGTTAGTTGCTGACTATACTACTTCTCCGTTTGACAACTCAGCATTTACAGTAACTATTACTAACTCGTAATCTACTTCCTTAACAGGACTACATATTACTTGATTTTTTGATTAAAGACAGGGTAAAACCTGTCTTTTTTCTTATACAAGCGTAACAAAACAAGGTTTTTTATATTTACTAGAAAGAATGTTATACATTAAGAAAGACGCAGGTAATGTTTTAAGGGCGACTGTTGAAAATCAACTTTCTTCAGTAACGACTTGGAAGATTGTTTTTAAAAATGATATAACGCAGGTTGAATTTGAAAGCACTATTACACCCACTGTTACAATCAGATGTATCGCTTTCAACATTACAGAACCAACACAAATTGACTTTGGTAATCAAGAGGGAAGTTATACATACAAATTGTACGGAGATTCTATAATACTAGAAGAGGGAAAAGCAAGAGTGTATGATGGATCGTTGACAAGTACAGGTCAATTCGGAGATGAAGTTACATATACAGAACACACTAACCCAACAACTAACACACAATATATAACAATTTAATTATGGCCAAAAACGTAAACGATCACTTAACTGAAATGTTAGGTAAAAAAGGTACAGTTGAAGTATTTACAACAGCAGCACAAACAGGTAAGGATTTTTATGCAGTACACTTTGTTAATGAAAGCGTAATTACTAATTGTACTATTACAGGTGCAACAAATGATAGTAATTTAGACAGCAAAACTATACCTGCTGGTACGGTAATTTTTGCACCATTTACAGCAATCAACTTAACTAGTGGTTTAGCAATAGGATACAACAACTAATATGAAACTAGCACTTGGATTAGGCATAAATCAAAGAGCAGAAAACCTAGAAGGCATGGGTGGTTTTGCTATTACTGATGTTAGTGGTTTAGAATTATGGCTAAAGTTTAACGAAGGTCAAGGTACTATAACAGATGGTATACAATGGGATGACAGTAGCGGCAATAATAGACACGCTAGTCAAACAACCGATGCACAAGAGGGAAGCGGATTTAGTGGAGGTGCTTTTGTTACTGATGCAGATAACAATGATAACTTAGATTTTGCAAGCACATTTACAGATGCAGGAGATTACCATGTTTTTATGGCTCTTGAGCTATCAGAAGAGGATAGCGAAACATTTATTAGTAGTGTTGATAATTCAAGTTTCATGCGTTTTGCACAGAGTAATACACCTACTGCTTTTAAAATGAAAAATGGTGGCACTGTTGGAAATATAACTATGTCAAGCGGTTTTGGTACTGACAAAGCAATAGCAGAAGTTACACGAGATAGTAGCAATGGTGTAAAAGTTGCTAAAAATGGTAGTGTATTAGGTACAGCAACAGTTGCAGGTACTTTTAGTTTTGAGCAAATTGGTCAAACAAGTGAAGGTATAACAACAGGAAAAATATTTGAGGTTGTAGTTTTTAGTAAAGCATTAACAGGCACAGAGTTGACTAATGTACGCAATGACATTGCTGACAGAAATAGTATAACAATTTAATTATGGATAACAGATTACTACAAGTATATTTACAACAACAAACTGCGCCAAGATTTACTGAAAATGCAGCCGACAATTGGGTATCTTATGGCGATGGAGAATATCGTAACACTTATCCACAATTTCTTATAGATATATACAATTCAAGTGCATCGCACTCTGCTATTGTTAACGCAACAGCAGCAATGATTGCAGGTAAAGAAATACACATTGAAGAAGATAGCGGAAATCTACAAGCGTTTGTAGAGTTGAAAAAGTTTCTTGCACAAGTAAATAGAAACGGAGATACAGCACACGAGTTGATTGTAAAGTTTGCATTTGATTTAAAGTTGTTTGGTGCGTATGCTATGAACGTTATTTGGAGTAAAGACAAATCAAGAATAGCAGAAATACACCACATACCTGTTGAGCAAGTTAGAGTAGGTAAAACAAGCGAAAGCGGACACGTAGAGGAATACTATATTTCAAGTGATTGGAGTAAGTATAGACAAAAAGAGTATACACCAAGACGTGTTGCAGCATATAACGCAATGGATCGTACAGAGCCATCGCAGATTTATTACGTTGGCATCTATTCTCCTGGTATGGAAGCGTACTACACTCCTGATTATACAGCTTCAACCAATTGGATTTTGACAGATCACTTAACATCAGAGTTTCATTTATCTAATATTGCTAATGGTTTTGCACCATCGTTTTGGATTAACTTCAATAACGGAGTGCCTACTGACGAGGAAAGACATAAAATAGAACATCAAATAACACAAAAGTTTACAGGAGCAGGTAATGCAGGAAAGTTTGTACTTACGTTTAGCGATGATAAAAACAGCAGTCCTGATTTACAACCTATATCGCTATCTGACGCAGATAAACAATACACAGTACTGAACGAATTATGTATTCAAAACATAATGATCGGACATCGTGTTACAAGTCCAATGTTATTAGGTGTTAAAACAGACGGTCAGTTAGGCGGAAGAGATGAGATTTTAGAAGCGTACGAGTTGTATTCTAACACAGTTATCGCACCAATGAAAGATATTGTCTTAAAAGGGCTTAAAATGGTGTTAAACGTTAACAATATAAACTTACCAATATCATTAAGCGAAGTTAGTCCGTTGAATAGTATGTTTGACACATCTATTTTAGAAGATGTACTTACACAAGACGAGATAAGAGCAGAACTTGGTTACAAGCCACTTACACAAACGCAAAACATAAACAGCAGATTTAACGAAGTTACTGCGTTGGATCACTTTATTAGCACTTACGGAGAAGATGAGGATCTAGATAAGTGGGAATGTATAGATGAGCAAGAAGTAAGTTTAGAAGATGAGCACGAAGCATTTGATTTTGAATACAACCTTAACAAATTAGTAGAAAAAACTGCATTTGTAAGAACAGGCGAAGCAAGAAAAAGAGGTAGTAAGCAAGACGGTTTTGTAGAAGATAGTCTTTTTAGAGTGCGTTATCATTATGAGGGTAAATCGAAAAACCATAAAAGCAAAAGAAAGTTTTGTCAAAAAATGATACAAGCAGGCAAAGTGTATAGAAAAGAAGATATCATAGGACAAAGACACTCTTTAAGTAACATACCTGCTAACAAAGGTTTCGGACCGAATGGAGCAGACACATACAACGTGTGGTTATACAAAGGTGGAGTAAACTGTCATCATAAATGGGTTAGAAAAATATACGTTACAAAGCTAGGCGAAAAACCAAACTACAATACAGACGAGGTAATTAACAAAACAAAGGCACGAGCAAGAGGGTTTAGACCTGAGGATAACGATCAAAGGATATACCAAGCACCGATTGATATGCCGAATCAAGGACGACTAAAATAATGGCAGTACTATTTATATCAGAAAGTAAATTAAAACAATCTACAACAATCAATGGTAACGTAGATGCAGAATTGCTACGCCCTTATATGAAAGTAGCACAAGATTTACACATACATCCAAAACTTGGTACTGACTTATACAACAAAATACAAACAGACATTACAGGTAGTTCATTAACAGGTAATTACGAATTGTTAGTTGAAAACTATATACAAGATGCTCTAGTACATTGGAGTTTATACGAAGCTATTCCATTTCTTGGATACAAAATAATGAACGCAAATATTGTTAGAAAATCTAGCGAAACAAGTGATGGAACAAGTTTAGAAGAACTTAATTATTTGCGTGAAGTTGTGCGTAACACAGCAGAGTGGTACACTGAAAGAATGATTGATTGGTTAAGACACAATAACAATTTAGTTCCTGAATACAATACATCTACGAACGAAGATTTATCAGCATCTAAACAAAATTTCTATTCTGGAATGAATTTAGATCCTGTACGAGAGAAAGGTGGAAGAATTACATTAGACGATTTCTTAACTCCTGACTTGAGTATTGACTAATGTATAAACCAAAAGTAAAAAACATACAAAAGCTAAAGGCATATCTAAACAAGAAAGATGAAAGAGATAGTACAACAAAACGCAGACGTATTCGGACTAAATAGTATAACGCTGTTTATTTCATTTACAGAAGTTGAACAGGTATTACAGATAGTATTATTATTACTTTCTATACTATATACAGCACAAAGATTTATTGACTATAAGGATGGCAAAAAAGGCAACAAGTAGTTTTGTATATAAAACAAAAGTTAAGCGCAGAAAACACTCTAAAAATGCGTCAAAAGGGCAAATAGGTTACAAAAAGAAGTATCGTGGACAAGGCAGATGATACAAAAAGATTTGACATTATCAGTTGGCAACATAATTTGGATAGTTGGTATTATCTTTACAATGGGTATAGCATATAGCCAAATCGCACAACTTGACGAAGATATTTTAGTCCTAGAAAAACGACTAGAAAAAAAAATCAAAGTCCTAAACGAATGCGAGGATAGAATAGTAGAACTAGAAAAAGAGTTAGCAACATACAAAAGCTGTAAATAATGGAAGAAGTGTTCAAATTAGTTGAAACCTATGGTATCACATTGGTTTTGTTATTAGGAAGTTGTTACGCTCTTTACAAATTTTTCGTTTTCTCAATTTATGAAGTCAAAGGACAATTCTCAAAATACCACGAGAATAACGCAAAAGATATGCAATACATAAAAAGTAAGATAGACACTATTTTAGAATTTATTAAAGATAAGAAATGAAATATTTTACTCTAACAGAATTTGATTCTCCTGATATAGAAGGTAGCGGAAAAGATATGTGTCCTGACTTTTTAGAAATGATCGACAGAGCAAGAGACATAGCAGGTATTCCGTTTAAGATTAACAGCGGTATGAGATCGGAAGCGTGGAACAAACACGTAGGCGGACGTATAGGAAGCAGCCATCTTAAAGGTTGCGCGGCTGATGTGCATTGTAACAGTTCAGGAGATAGGATAAAAATAGTAGCAGCACTTATACAAACAGGGTTTCGCAGGTTAGGAATAGCTAACACCTTTGTACACGTGGATTGCGACAAAGATAAACAGAACGCTATATGGCTGTACTAACATCTCTCTTTACAAAACTTCTTGGAAATGCTGATAAAGTGATTGACGAGGTAGTAACTTCGCAAGAAGAAAAGTTAACACTTAAAAATAAGTTGCAAGAAATTGTAAACGAACATCAAGGGATAATTGAACAAGAGGTAACAAAAAGGTGGCAAGCTGATATGCAAGGTAATTGGTTAACAAAATCAATACGACCGTTGGTTATGGCTTGGCTAGTAGTATCAACAACTCTCTTAATATTTATCGATGCAGGCGCAATAACATTTGTAGTAGAAGATAAGTGGGTAGATTTATTACAAATTGTTTTAATAACTGTAATTGGTGCGTATTTCGGCTCTAGAGGGTTAGAAAAAATCAAGAATGGGAAACAATAGATTTCGACTCAAACCACACGAGGAAAATGTAATAAAAGAACTACGAAACAGAGAACACAATAATGTGTTAGTCGTAGGAGATTTACACGCACCATTTATACGCGAAGGGTATTTAGAACATTGTATTAAGGTTTACAATCAATATAGATGTAATAAAGTAGTTTTCATCGGAGATTGTATCGATAACCATTATTCAAGTTATCACGATGCCGATCCTGACGGATATGGAGCAGGAGAAGAATTAGACAGAGCAATAGCACATATACAACCTTGGTATAAACAATGGCCAAAAGCCAAAGTGTGTATAGGAAACCACGATGCGATTATATGTCGCAAGGCATTTAGTAGTGGTATTTCAAACAGATGGATAAGAGATTATGATGAAGTACTTGGAACACCTGGTTGGGATTTCCAACAAGAACACAGAATTGACGGAGTTACTTATGTACACGGAACAGGATCTAGCGGAAAAGGTGCGACAAAACGATTAAGAGAATGGCATACATCTATTGTGCAAGGGCATATACATACAGAAGCGTATGTAGATTGGTATTGTAATAAAGAACACAAACTCTTTGCGATGCAAGTTGGCTGCGGCGTTGACGATAGAAGTTACGCAATGGCATACGCTAAAAACTTTACAAAAAAATATATAGTTAGTTGTGGTGTAGTACTAAATAATGGCACACTTCCTATCGTTATTCCTATGAATTTGTAAAGTTATTCGACAACACGTTACTCTAGAAATACAAGTTTTTTTTAATATTTATTAGAATTTTGTTGTACTTTGTTTAAAAGTGTGTATCTTCGCACTATTAAACAATTAAGCAAATATGTATTATATTATTTTCAAAGACGGAGAAGGACTAACAGTTAAAGAAACCTTTTCAGACAAAACAGAAGCTCTTGTATACTACAATGAGTTATTAGATTACACAACAATTATTTCAACCAATATTTAAGCAAATGGGATTATCAGTAGATTATTTTACAAAGCTACAAAGTAGCATTCAAAAGAACGCACTATTAGTAGAGAAAGTTAAACTAGGCGATGTTATGTTCGCACTAGAAAGCAAGAAACTAACTATCGAACAACTTATTCAAACCAATGAAGAGTGGATAGCTAGTGAAACAAATGACGAGATGAAAGAAATATGTCAAGCAAAGATTGAAGCATACAAAGTTTCGTTAGACGTGTTAGATCAAATGTACACACAAATTAAAACTTTGAGTAATGAATAGAGAAGAAAGTTTATTAGAAACGCTGTTGGGTGTATTACTCATAGTTAGTATGTTTATATTGTGTTTTACTTATAGTGGACACAAAGCAATAGAAAAATTATTATCAATATTATTTTAAAAATGGAAAAAAGAAGTAAAGTAGTTAACGTTCAAGGTAACGGAACTTACGATTCAAAAGACGGAAGCAAAACTTTTTACAAGTATGCTATTGAATTTGAAAATGGAGATGCAGGTGAGTACAGCAGTGTATCTGCTGAACAAAACAAATTTGTAAAAGGACAGGAAGTAGATTATTTATACGATCTATCAAGACCACAATATCCAAAAATCAAACCTGTATACAATTACAACAATAGTAACAATACTGCTCCTAAAAAAGTTAACGATAATGTACAAGAGTATATTATCAAACAAAGCACGTTAAAGTGTGCAACAGATTATGTTATAGCAAATGGAGGAAGTGAAAGAAGAGTTATCGAGATTGCAGAGATATTTTCACAATGGGTGTTGAAAGGCGAAGTGCCGCAAGAACATCCACAAGATATGCCTTTCTAATGAGAGCAGGATCAGAGATAGGATATTGCGATAGCGATTACCCTAGAGCACCTTTTGAATGGTGCGAACAGGACATAAAAGCTAATGTAGAAGCGCTTGGTTTTAATGTAGCAGATGTTCAGTTAGGCGAGAACAAAATGGACTTATATCTAGAAGATAGCGACACGAGTGTTGCGTATGATTTTTACGATCTTGAATATTCAACCTACGAACAATTTACAAGAAGAGATTTTTTAC